TGCTGTTGGCTTGCGTTCCATGCCTGCCTGTTATCTATTCCTTGATGAGGTTGACGGATACCCACCTGACGTAGAGGGTGAGGGTAGTCCTGTTTTGCTTGCAGAAAAAAGAGCAGATACATTCGCTAGACGTAAGATTATGCTTGTGTCTACTCCAAAGATTAAAGGTATATCCTGCATTGAAAGAGAATTTAACGAAAGTGATATGCGTTATTATTTCGTTCCATGCCCTGAATGTGGAGGTATGCAGAGGCTTGTATTTGAAAATCTGACTTGGACAGATACAAACGAGGTTTCTTATGTATGCGAGCATTGCGGTTGTTTGATTGAAGAACATCACAAGACTAAAATGTTTGCAGATGGCGAGTGGCGGTCAACAAGTGAAAGCAGTAAAAAAACGGCAGGTTTCCATTTGTCGGCTTTATACAGTCCTGTTGGCTGGAAAAGCTGGAGTAAGATAGCAGAAGAATACGAGGAGGCTAAGAAATACCCTGATTTAATGAAAGGTTTTGTTAATACGGTTCTTGGTGAAGCATACGAAGAAGAGGCTGAATCTCCTGACTGGAATAGATTATACGAGCGTAGAGAATCTTATCGAATAGGCGAAGTTCCTGACGGCGTGATGTTCCTGACGTCTGGCGTAGATATTCAGAAAGACCGTATAGAATTAGAGGTTGTTGGTTGGGGTAGGAATAAAGAAAGCTGGTCGATTGATTATAGAGTTCTTGACGGCGATACTGCAAGAAAAGAAGTTTGGGAAGATTTAGCCGAAATAGTCGAGAAAGATTTTAGATGTGCGAATGGCGACACAATGCCATTGCGTGTAATGTGCGTTGATTCAGGGTATGCCACTCAAGATGTTTATAGTTGGGTTAGGAAGTATAAACAGGCTTTATGGAGTCCTGCTGGTGCTTCTGCTAGGTATCCTAGAACGGTTGTCGCTATAAAAGGACAAGATAAAAACACCGCTTTATTACTTGGTGTATCTAAAGTTGACACCGTGAATAAAAAGAGAGGTCTTAAAGTTTGGGGAATTGGCACGCATCTTGCAAAGGGGGAGTTATACCGTTGGTTAAAATTGGATTCTCCTGTTGATGATGAAGAATATCCTTATGGTTTTTGTCATTTTCCTGAATACAAAGACGAGTTCTTTAAGCAATTAACCGCTGAAAAATTAGTAACAAAGATAGTTAAAGGCTACCCTAAACAGATATGGATTAAAGACGGACAGCAACGGAACGAAGCCCTTGACTGTCGTGTTTATGCTAGAGCTGCCGCTTCAATTTATGGTATTGATAGATTTACAGATAGACAGTGGAAAAAGATAGAAAATGCAAGAATATTTGAGCCTGTAAAAAAAGACTTGCAAAGTAAAGATGATTCTGATACAAGAAAAGGTAACTGGTTAGAGAAGAAAAAAGGCTGGCTTAAATGAGTTTTACAAGTTCTGAACTTGCAGCGTTAAAAAAAGCATATGCTGCTGGTGTTTTAAGTGTTAAATATGACGACAAAACAGTTGAGTATGGTTCTGAAAGCGACTTAAAAAAACGTATAGCTACTGTTGAAAAATCAATAGCTGCTGATGCTGGCACTTCTTCTCCTACAACCTCTTATGCTTCATTCTCAAGGGGTTGATTTTGAATATCATAGATAGTTTTTATAAAGTTATTTCACCGAAAAAAGCATTAAGACGTGCTCAAGCGAGATATAATCTTGGGATTATGCGTAAGTATGATGGTGCAAAATCAGGACGTAGAACTGACGGCTGGATTACTGCTTCAACTGATGCTAATTCTGAAATAGGGGCGGCGGCTGTTAAGTTAAGAGATAGGTCAAGGGATTTAGTTCGTAACAATCCATTTGCCGCTAAGTCTATTCGTTCTCTTGCAGGGAATCTTATCGGAACTGGTATAGTTCCAAGAACAAAAGGCAATCATAGCGAAAAGGTAGAGGCACTTTGGAAAACTTTTGTCAAAGAGTGCGATGCTGACGGCTTGACTAATTTCTATGGCTTGCAGACTTTAATTGCTAGAACAATTATAGAAAGTGGCGAGGCTCTTGTTTTAATAAATAAGTTACCTACTGGCAAAAAAACCATTCCTTTATCGTTACGAGTTCTTGAGCCAGAACATTTAGACACTTCAAGAGATTCTGAATTACAAAACGGTTATATTCAGCAAGGGATTGAGTTTGATAAATTCGGCACTCGTGTTGCTTACTGGATTTATCCGAAACACCCTGGCAATTCTTCTGCAATGTCGGATTATACAAGTATTAGGATTCCTGCCGAGCAAGTTTTGCATTTATTTGTAAGATTAAGGGCTGGACAGCAAAGGGGCGTTCCTTGGTTCGCTCCTGCAATGATAAAGATGCGTGATTTAGACGATTACGATGATGCTGAATTGATGCGTAAGAAAATTGAATCTTGTTTTTCTGCCTTTGTATATGGCGATGATGGCGATACTATCAGTTCAAGTAAAACAGAAGATGACAAACGTATAGAAAGTTTTGAGCCGGGTATGGTTGCATATCTTCCTGCTGGTAAAGATGTAAAGTTTGGACAGCCTAACGCTTCGGCTGGTTATTCTGAATATATGCGTACACAGCTACACGCTGTAGCGGCTGCTGTTGGTTCGACTTATGAGCAAATGACAGGCGACTTATCTCAAGTTAATTATTCTAGTATGCGTGCAGGTCTTGTAGAGTTCAGGCGTGATATTACACAACTACAAAGACAAATGCTTATTCCTGCTTTTTGCAATCCAGTATGGGATATTTTCATAAAAACATCACAAGCTATGGGTTTGATTCCTGTTGGTATTTATGATGCTGAATGGACAACTCCACGCTTTGAAGCTGTTGACCCACTAAAAGACGTACAGGCTGATATTTTAGCTGTAAGGGCTGGAATGATGACGTTAAAAGAATCTATCGCAAGACAAGGTTATGACCCTGCTGATACGTTAAAAGAGATTGATTCTACTAATAAAGAGCTTGATAAATACGATATAATCCTTGATACTGACCCAAGAAAAACGGCTAAAACAGGGCTTATTCAAACAGAGGAAAAAGAAGATGTCAAAAACGATTAACATGCCTTTGGTTACACGTTCTGCTAATTTGCGAAACGATACGATTGACGAAGAAAAACGCACAGTCGAAGTGATGTGGTCGAATGGTGCAAGAGTTGACCGTTATAACTATATGACTGATGAAAAATACGAAGAAGAGTTGTCTCTTGACCCTAAAGATGTTGATTTGTCAAGGTTAAACAATGGGGCAGCTTTTCTTAACAGTCATAATGCGTGGGAATTAGACGCTGTAATTGGTGTTGTCGAGAAAGCATGGATTCATAAAGAAAACGGAACTTTTGAAGGTCGGGCTATTATCAGATTTTCAGAAAATGAAGAGGTTAATTCCATATGGAATAACGTAAAAAATGGGATTATTCGGGCTGTTTCAGTTGGTTATTCAGTTAAAAAGTATGAAATAACCAGAGAAGACGGCAAAATGCCAGTTTATCGTGCGGTTGATTGGCAGCCGCATGAAATTTCCGCTGTTGCAGTTGGAGCAGATGCCGATGCTGGCTTTCGCTCTAAAGAACAGCAATATCAATGTCTATTACAGGAGAAAAGAATGGACGATGACAAGAAAGCCGCTGATGCGGTTGTTGAACAGGCGGTAACTCCTGTTAAAGAGGTTGAGCAGCGTGCTGTTGTTGAACCTACTAAGGTTGATATTATCAATAAAGATGATGTTATCAAAGAAGAACGCACAAGAACTGCTGGAATTTATGACACTCAAGAAAAGCTAGGAGTTAAACGCTCTGATGCTGATATTCTTGTAAAAGACGGTATTTCTCTTGACGAAGCTCGTGCTAAGTTGATTGATTTTGCTGCTCGTAACGATAAAGCGTCTAAGGTTACAACTGGCGTTATAATGGGCAGACAGGACGAAGTAGAAACAAGACGTTCTGCTATTGCAAACGCTCTTTTACATCGCTCTGATTCAAGTGTTGAATTGCTTGATTCTGCTCGTGAATGGCGAGGTTTGTCTCTTATTGAGATGATTCGTGAAGAGAGTAAAATTCGTGGAGATAAAACGAGAGGTTTGTCTCGTATGGACACTGCAAGACGTGCTTTTAATAGCACTTCTGATTTTCCAAATATCTTTGCTGACGTGGCTAGTAAAACTCTTAGAAAAGCATATCAAAATGCTGGTAGAACTTTCCAACCATTCTGTCGTAAGGTTTCAGTTAATGATTTCAAAAACATTAATGCAATTCAGCTTGGCGAAGCACCTCAGCTTGAAAAAGTTAATGAGAGTGGAGAGTTCGAACGTGGTTCTATGGCAGAAAGTAAGGAAACTTACAAAGTCGAGACTTACGGTAAAGTTCTACCTCTTACAAGACAAAGTATCATCAATGACGACTTGAACGCTTTTACAAGAGTTCCGCAGTCATTTGGTGTTGCTGGTGCGAATAAAGAATCTGATATTGTTTGGGCTATTATTACAGCAAACGATGCAATGGCTGACGGTGTCGCTCTTTTCCATGCTACACATGCCAATCTTGCTTCTGGTTCTGGCGGTGCTCCAAGTATCACGACTATTAGTGCTGGCAGAAAGGCAATGCGAGTTCAGACAGGGCTTGACGGAGAAACTTTGTTAAATATCCTACCTGAATTTATTATAATTCCTGCTGCTCTTGAGGGCGTTGTTGACCAATTCTTGTCAAGTAATATTCTTGCTGCTACTTCTGCTAATATAGTTGCTGAAAATATTAGAACATTACAGAAAATTGTAGAGCCTAGACTTGATTCTAACAGTGCTAAGGCTTGGTATCTTGCAGGCAGTCCTAATCAGATTGACACCGTGGAATGTGCCACTCTTGAAGGTAAAGATGGCGTTTACATTGAAACAAGACAAGGTTTTAATGTTGATGGCATAGAAATTAAGGCTCGTATGGACTTTGGTGCAAAAGCTATTGACCATAGAGGACTTTACAAAAACGCTGGTGGCTCATAATCACTAGCAAAATGTTAATTGGCAGGGTGTAACAGCCCTGTCTTTTGAAAGGTAAAAAACTATGCAAAATTATAAACAGAAAGGCGAAACAGTAACTTTAGTTGCTCCTGCCGCTCTTTCTTCTGGCGATATTGTCAAGGTTGGTTCTTTTCTTGGTGTTGCTTCTGGCGATGCTCTGATTTCTGCCGATGTTGAAGTTGCCCTTAAAGGTGTGTTTACACTTACAAAGAAAACCGCTGACGATGTTTCTGCTGGCGATAAACTTTACTGGGATTCAGGCAATGAGTATCTAACATTGACTGCAATCGGCAATACGTTTATGGGATTGGCTATGGCTGATGCTGGAACTTCTGCAACAACTCTTGATGTAAATATCAATGTTGTTGATGCTGTTGATACAATAGCAGATAAGGTTGTTCTCACTGTTCCTATTGTAAGTATTGCAGCTGCTACAAGTCATTTTGTAGCTGCTCCTGTTGCAGGTAATATTATTTTACTTCAAACGGCTATTGAGGGTGTAGCACAAGCTGACACTGCTATTTCTCTTGAAATTGGCGGAGTAGCTGTTACTGATAGTGCTTTGACAATTACAGCTTCTGGTTCTGCTGCTGGTGATGTTGATTCGTCAACACCAAGTGCTGCAAATACTGTTGCTGTTGGAGATACAATCGAGGTTATTTGCGGTGGTGAAGGTACAACTGCAAGCCGTGCAAATGCAACTATTGTTATTGAAGAAAGTTAATGTCAAACGCTTTTCAGATAGCTAATGACTCTATTTTTTCAGATAGCAATATCGGAGAAGTAGCAACTTATACAACGGGCGGTGTTGATAGCGCCGTCCAAGTTGTAAGTCATAAGCCTGACGAAAACTTTGGAATTGACGGAGCTGGTTATTCGGAGCAAGTTATATTTGAAGTTAGATTTTCAGATATTGCAAGCCCTGAAAGTGGCGATAAACTTACAGTAAATGGTATTGTGTATAAAATCAATCATGATAATTGTCGCAAAGATACGCAAGCGTTAAGCTGGATTTTAGACGTAGAGGAAGAATAATGACTGTTTGTATTATGGAGCAATGTTTATCTGCTTTTTATGCGAAAATTGCCGCTATTCCTGATGTAAATGTTAGGCGTAATTCAGGCAAAGAGGTTGTTTCTTTTCCAAGTCTTGAGATGTTTGACGGAGGACAGAAAGCCCATAATGACACAACACAAAACAAAGTTTTTGACTTGCGTGTTGATGTTGAATGTTGGGTGCAAGCTGACGATGCAGATATAGGCACTGCAAAAGGTGCTTTATATGCAAAGTTAGTTACTGCTGTTCTTGCTGATGTATCTCTTGGCAATCTTGCTATCGATGTTTTAGAAAGTGATATGTTAGACCCTGAAATTGACAGGCGAAAAGGTGCAAAGCCTCATGCTTGTTTTTCAGTATCATTTATTATTGTTTATTCTACTGCTGGCGACAACCCTTATAATATAGGATATTAAATATGAAAAGAAAAGCAACAGGCGGACAAAGAAAAGCGGATTCCACCGTTATTACTTGTGAAAAAGTCAAGCCTGTAAAAAAACAAACTAAAAAAGGAGTAAAAGACAATGTCGATACTCGTAACTCGTAACTCGGCTGTTTTAGCTAAAATTGAAGCATCGGACGGTACTTTTGAAGCCCCTAATCCCGATACTGACGGCGTTCTCGTAGAAATGCCGTCTATTACTATGAACTCGCAGAATACTGACACAAATGAGGTTTCAGGTTCTCTTGATTCTGATACACCAATTATCGGTGGTACTCAATGCGAGATAAGTTTCACAGCATATCTTAAAGGTTCTGGCACTGCTGGTGTCGCTCCTGAATATGGAGATTTACTCCGTGCTTGTTCGATGTCTGAAACTATCACAAAAACGGATTTAACAGGCTCTGATATTAGCTTTGTGAACTCTACAGGCAAGATTCTTGCTGCTGCAACTGATATATCAGCTTTAACTGTTGGCACTGGATTTTCAGTAATTGATTCTACAGATAATGACGGCGAGTATCTAGTAACTGCTGCTGGTGCTGGAGAAATTACAGTAACTAAAACTGATGGCACTTCTGCTGATTTAACAGATGAGTCCGCTGGTGCTTCTATAATCTTGCGTTATGGTATTGCTGCTGCTACTGCAACGGCAGGTTCTAAAACTGGATTCACAGCTGATGCACCATTTGCTGCTACTGCTGATTTATATCGTGGTATGCCTGTTTTGCTTTCAACTAATCCTGTAACTCCTGAATTTACATTTATGAATGAATACTCTGTTGCAAGAGTAGCTGAAATTGTTAAGACAATGGGAGCGGCACTTGATAATACAACTGTTGTTTCTATTCCTGCAAATGTAGTTTATGTCCAAGCATCGGCTGCTATTCCTTCCGTATCTTTAGAAGTTTATAGAGATGGACTTTTATATAGATTCACGGGTTGTCGTGGTTCTGTAAAATTTAGTTATGATGCTGGTGGTGCGACAAAAGCTGACTTTAGCATAAGTGGTTTGTTTGTAAGTAAAACAGATGCTGCTGTTCCAAGTATTACATATGATGATGTGCGTCCCGGTTCTTTTAGAAACTCGCCTTTTTTAATCAACAGGTTGCAAGCTGGAATTTCCAATTTGTCTATTGACCTTGCAAACAATCTTGTTTTTCCTCCTGATTCTGGAGGTTCAGAGGGTTTTGTTTCTCCTAAAATAACAGGCAGGCATGTTACAGGAAGTGTTGACCCTAACGAAACTCTTGTCGCTACTCGTGATATTATGACTACATTCCGTGCTGGTGGTGTTCAAATAATACACGCTACAGTAAAAGGAGGTTCTGCTGCTAATGTAGGGCAAAGAATAA